CCCCGCGGGTGTGCCCGAGGCCCAGCGGACCACCCGTACCCTGTTGCTCCACCGCGAGGAGCGCCGCGGCGCGCAGGCGCAGCATCCGTCTATCCTCCGCCGGATCCTCGTCTGGCTCCTCGATGTCCGCCGCGAGCCGGCCGATCCACACCTGGCGGACCGCCTCGTACGCGGTGCGGGCCGCCTCGTTGCGGCGCGCCTGGTGACGCCGCCAGGGGCCACCGGACAGGCGGTCCAGCAGCTTGGCGCTCCTACCCTGGGGGGCTCGCTCGATGGGGGAAGAGTCGGAATCGAGGATCTGCTGCACACTCTGCATGGTCATGGGATCATCCTCCGTAATCGCTTGCGCCGGGCGTCTACGAGGCAAACACCTTCGTCTGACAATTCTGACAATTCTAGGCTTTCCCCGCTTCCTTCCGGGCATCCCACAGGGTGCCCCGCTTCGACCACCCGTAGGGCCCGAAGACGGACCAGGTGCCGTCCTCGTACTCGGCCGCCGGCTGGAGCAATCCAGCCACCGGCGGGGTGTCGGGTGCTGGTCGAGGTGGCCTGATCAATCCTCGTCGTCGGTACCGTCATCCCATGGCCGCAGATGCGTCCGCATGACTTTCCCCTCGACGGAATCCCATTCGAGCTTGCGATCTTCCACGATGCCGCCAAGCCACTCGCTCACCCCGAGATACCAGCCGCCCTCGTCTACGGCCTCGACGGCGAATGGCACCTCGGAGAAGATGGCCGAGACGGTCTGCAGGATCGGATCGGGGCGGGCCCATGCTGTCTCGTACTTCCACCCGTCCGGCAACTCTTTGATCGCGTACGCCGTCCACTTCGTCCCCCAATGATCGCATCGCCACTGGTGCTCCTCGTCGCTCAGGAACATCGGGTTCGGGTCACGGCGCACGGTGGCGGGCATGGGCAGTATCCGATCGAAGCTGAATGCACTGACCGACCCGTCGTCGTTGATGTCGACCCCCTTGAGGACCCCCTTGAGCCGCTCGCGGATTTCCTGCATCTTTTCGGAAGTGCACCGGAAATGGATGTGCTGTGTGATGTGATTCGGCATCTATTCTATCCTCCTGCTCTGCCAGTAGAGAGCCCCAGCACGGCTGAGGCGCCCGGGAGTGGTGAGGTACTCCGGCCCTGGCCCGCATTTCGCCTGCGCTGGCTGCCGGGCGCCACCGTGGCCCGCCGGCTGGATCAATCCAGCCACCGGCGGGGTGAGTGGTCAGCGTTGGGGGCCGTCGTCCACCTCGGCCTCGGCCTCGTCGCAGCCGGAGCAGTAGAGCCCATCGCCCTCCTCCAGGTCGCAGCCGCAGCCCTCGCAGCGGCCGAAGTATTCGACCTTCGGATTCAGGATGTGGAGGATGGTCTCCCCGTCATCGACCTCCTCCCACGCCACATGATCGGAGGCCCCATCTCCCTCCCGCTGTCCCTCCACCTGGTCGATCTGCTCCCACTCCCACTCATCGTCTGCGTCGCGTCGGTAGGTGGTGTGAATGATGCGCATGGTGTCCTCCTGCCTGATCGATCAGAGTGAGGCCCCAGCACGGCTGAGGCGCCCGGGAGTGGTGAGGTACTCCGGCCCTGGCCGGGCTACCGGGGGTCGGACCGCCTCAGCACCACATCCCCGATGGTGCCGATCGAGATGTCACCAGGTATATTTGTCCACCCTTTTTGGGGTGAGGGTTCGTTTTATTATTTCAATCTTGTCCCCTTTGTACTCGAATTTGAATTTGGCCGGCTGCTCCTCTAGGAGCATCGGCACAGATACCTCCCGCACCGGCACGCCGTCGTCGCTCAGCACGTGGTAGTACTGCCAGCCCAGGTGCCCGGTGCGCGCGTGGCGCACCGTCACCTCTTCACCGTTTAACTTGATGGCGAATTCGTCGGGGGTGGTGATCTGGTTCGTCATGGCGTCTGCCTCCTGCTCTCTGCTGTTGCATCCCGGACCCCCGGAGGGGTTTCGGCCAGCGCCCTGGCCTCATCAGCGGGTCTCTACCTGCCAGCCCTCGCCATCTTCCATGCCTCGTACCGCTGCTCCGCCTCTCCGCCCTTGTCGTAGCGGGCATCGTGGCTGATGTCCGGCTGCTTGGCCCCGTTGCGGGCCGCTTCGACCGCCTTCATGGGGGTCCTGCCGTAGTAGCACTGGCCGGGCCGGTAGGTGTCGGTCACCAGGTACTTCTGCCCACCCTTGCCCTTCTCCCACCACCCGGTCGTCTCGGTGATGGTCAGCTCCCCGGGGTACAGGTCGTCGAGGTACCGCTGGGCCCTGTCGAGGTGCGTGTACATGGTGCCCTCCGTCTCTTCTCCCCTTCCCCTCCTCCCCTTCCTTCACTACCAACATAGGTACGACGGGGATGTCTGTCAAGGGGTTGTTTTCGAGAGGGCGAAGATTTTTTTCAGAGGGGGCGCGCGGCCCGCCGAACCACGACCTTCACCGGGGGGCGCTCCCGGGCCGGCTCGACCAGGGGGATCTTGACCAGCTCGCCGCAGTGGCGACAGCGTACGTGGACGCCCGTCGAGCCGACCTTCAGGATCTTCGTTCGGACACACCAGCCCGCGCCGGGCTCATCGGTGTCGTTCTGCGCGATGATCGAGCCGCACTTCTGGCAGGTGATGTGGGGGAAGCTCACGGGCGAATCCCATTCGCCTGGGTTGCCACCTTCTCGAGCAGCGACTTGGGTGCCAGCCGGCCCTCGTCGTCGAAGCCCCAGCCTTGTGGGACGTGGAGCACCTGGCAACGACAGTTGCTCGCGACAAGTGTAGATGCTACAATCCAACCCAACGGCGATTGGAGGTCGTACACATGACCAGAAAATCTGATGTTCCTAACCTCAATGACTTCATCCGGCGCTACTCGGCTGGGGAATCGATCCTGCAACTCGCGCGAGAAATTGGCACCTCGCGGGCTAGCTTCACCAGCTGGCTCCGAGACGCAGGTGTCGAGATACGCAGCATTTCCGATCAGCAAAGCATTTCGTGGGCCGGCATGAAATCCAATCGAGCCGCTGTGGAGCAACGCTGCGGCTCCGCTTGGGCGGCGGCGCGAGGCCGTGTCGTGCCTGAATCCGAGAAGACGGCTCGAGCTACCAGTCACCAGCGGGACGGGTACGGTGCCAACGAGGGGTTCGGAGAGGGGGCTGTAGCCCAGGCGCTCTTGGTCACCGGGGTTCTCGCAGTTCGCCAGTATGCCTTCCGCACCTACAACTTCGACTTGGCCTTGGAAACCGAACGCATCGCCGTGGAAATCCACCGGGGCCACGTCCAGACGAAGAGTCAGGCAGCGTTCCGCAAGCGCGTCGAACAGATCCTCGACGCGGGTTGGTGCCTGGTACTCGTTCCCGGCACGCGAAGGGGCACCGGAACCCGCAAGGACACCGTCATCTTCGACCCTGTCGCGGTAGCGAAGCAGATAGTCGCCTTGCGAGATCTGGCCCGCAGCAACCCAGCGGCCGTCCGCGGTCGGTATCGGATGATTCGGCGTGACGGACAGGTGATGACCAGCCGCAGTTCGGATCTCGACGGCTTCCCCGCTGTATAGCGCCCGAGTCACCAGCTCCACACGCCCTTGCACGACCGTCCCCGGCAGGAAGCAGTGTGGGTGGAGGCACTCGAGCGTCGGTACCCAGGCGCTCTGCTTGCGCGCCTTGCCAGTCGCGGGGTCCCGGGCGTTGCTGGCGGTCCGGATCTCCGACAGCTTGAAGATCCGCGGCTTGCCGTCGTCGTCGAGGTAGGCGTCCAAACAAGCCGCGCAAGCGTCGCTATTTGGCCTCTTGGCCACCCGAGCGTCGTCCCCGTAGTCTCGGGCGATGGCCGCGCCCCGGCCGGCCTGCATTGCATTGTGAATTTCTGTTGCTGCCACCCGGTGCAGGTCGCGGGTCCAATCCTCTTCCACCCGGCCCAGCCGCTGCTTGAGCTGCTGGGCCGTCTCCCGCATGTCGATCGCCTCTGCGGTCTCCTCTCGGAAGCGCCGCTCGATCTCCGCCCGGTGGGCCTCGTCGGTCACGACGATCGCACTCTGCGTCTGCTCGTCCACCGTGTTCCCGAGGCCTCGGCAGTAGCGGGCCGCGTGGGCCTTCGCATCCTGATGCGCGACGGCTTCCGCGTAGGAAAGGGGGCTTTCCCTGCGCCCCAGCCTCTTCCGGAAATCGGCGTAGGTCATCTCGTCCTGGAACGGATCCTTGGTCGCGGCCATAAGGATCCCCAGGTCCACACCGCCTTCGACTGCGGCCGGCCCGCTCCACCGGGGGATGCCCGCGGCCTGGATCTGCGCGACCACCTCGGGGGCCAGCTCCGAGGTGCCGCACATGGCCTCGACGAGGGCCTCGTGGTGCAGCTGGATGATCTCCCGGACCTTGCGATAGGTCTCGGGCCTGACCTGGGCCTTCTCGACCAGCTGGCGCAACCGCTCGGTCACCCAGCCACCACCTTGGACAACCGGGCCTCAAGGCTGGACAGTCTGCGCGCCAGGTCGCCCTCAGCAGTCGCCTCGAGCAGGGCCACCCGCTGAGACAGGTCTGCGTGCTCCTCCGCGTTGGCCTCGTGCAGCTCTCGGCACTCGCGCTGCGAAGGTGGGTCCAGTTTGGCCAGCTGCTCGAGCCCCGCGTTGATCGAAACCACCTGCTCGGCCACGTGTTTCGGAGCCAGGTCCGCGCGCAAGGCCTGCTCGAGGTGTGTGATCTTGTCGGTGAAGTGCTGCCGGAGATCATTGACTTCTTTTGTGATTCTGGCCGAGATCTTCGAGGCTACCTGCATGGCCGCGACCGAGATCGAGACGAGCGCGGTGATCAGGGTCCCGAGCACGCCCGCGATGACCGACAGCCAGGAAGGCGCGGAGGTCAGAGCCGTAGGCGACGAGGTCTGGGCCTGTGCAATGGCTCCGCCTGCTGTGACCATCCCCGCTACGGCCAACAGCAGCAGACCTACCAACAGCGCGCCACCGCACACGAGCTGCTTGCGTCTGCTCATCGACGATACGCGGCGAGCCGCGCCTCGAGCTGGCGGGAGTAGCCCATCAGCTGCTCGGTGGTCACCGCGTAGGCCTTGAGCACCTCCGCCGGCGGCGCCTCGGGGGGCAGGCCTTCGATGGCCAGCGCGGGGGGATCAGCGGGAGGGGGCGCGGGGCAGGGTACGGAGACGGGCACTTCCACCCGCTGGGTCACGTAGCGGATCTCCGGACGCGACTCGGGACAGCAACCGGCCAGGAAGAACAGCAGGGCCAGGAGGGCCAAGGCAATCCCCAGGGCCGCCCACCCTACCACCCGCTCCTCTTTGGCTTGTTTCTCTGGGCAGATCACGGCACACCTCCCTTCCGCCACTCGGCTGCAGCTGCAGCCGCTTGCTCCACCCCCCATCTGATCGCGCCCTCGCAATCGGAGGGCACTTGCGCTTGCATCACCTTCACCACCCGCTCCCGCCATTCTACCTTGACCCGCTGCGCACGGGCCTCGGCCACCTCGGCGCGCTCCTGCTGCAGCTCGGTCTCTTGCCGGAACCGCTCCACCCAGCGGTTCTGCTCCTCGACCGCCATCTGCAGGTCACCGATCGTGACCGAGGCCGCCCCGAGCTCCCGCTGCAGTCGCGCGGTCTCGACACGAAGCGAATCCCATTCGCTTTCCGCAGCACGCTTCCCACAGTGCAGGTTGAGACAAACACACGTGGCCGCGCCTACCGTCAGCAGGAACAGCCACGCGGGCAGCCGGGCCCCGAGCAGCCACTTGGCCAAGGCCAGGAGCACCCCGCCCACGTCACGCCCCCTCGTCTGGATCCGCAGGTCCCTTGGCTTGTGCGCCCGAGTTGCGGCCGGCCAGCCAGTGGCCGATCCCGTTGCTCGCGACGTTCGAGCCGAAGAAGGCCACCGCGGCGGTAGCCAGGAACGACAGCAGGGAATCCAACTGCGCGTCCGGCACCCGGCCCGGCCAGATCAGTGCCGAAGCCAGCAGCAGAAGCGCGACCGCCACGCAGATCACCAGGGCCACCAGCTTGCGGTTACCTCTCACGACTGCCCCTCCACCACCTCGGCGATCTGCTCCGTCATCGAGACTAGCAGCGCGCGGTAGTAGCGCTCGATCCGGGCCTGGATCTCTCGGGCCGCGGCGGTCTGTAGGGGGGTTTCTTCGGCTTCGTGGTCGGGGTGGAGATCATCCGCGACATGCCGCAAGGCCTTCGCCAGCCGCGACCTCACCCGAGGGCTCTGCAGCTCCTCCTGGGTGGCTCGAAGCTGGACGACGGCCCGCGGCATGTGCGAATCCCCTCGGTCGTCGGATCAGACCCGGACGATCCGCTCACGCTCGATGGTGACGTGGACGTCCACGGTGCCGAGGGCGCCAGCGCCCGCGGCCGAGATGATCTCGATGACGTCGCCTTTGTTGAACTTGGGCCGAGTCTCACCGTCGCTGCACGTCTGCAGGTAGCCCACCCCCGCGGCCGCGGTCGGGAAGTTCTGCGCGGTGGTGCCTGCCACGTCGTTGTCGAGCAGGTTGTTGCCGTCCGCAGCCAACACGAACACGGACGCGAGTGCACCCAGCGCACCCACCTGGACGTCCACGGTGTTCTGCCCGCCGGCACCTCCGCCCGCGATCTGCTGGACCGACTCGATCTTGCTGATCACGCCGGGCCAAGGGGCGCGGTGGTAGGTCACGAGGCGCCCGCCCTGCACGTGGGTCGCGTCGAGCACCCGACGGAACTCGTCACGGTAGATGTTCCCGTCCTGCGCGTCCACCGAGGGCTTGTGCGCGGCGCTGAAGTACTGGAGCTTCTCGATGGGATTGACGGCCATGGTGGACTCCTCTTTCTACAGGTCGATTACGTACTTGATGACACGTCCAGCTCTCAGGGTACGCTTCGCCTGGGTGCCGGTCAACGACTTCTCCGCGGGCTCGGGAGGGGCCTGCTCGGGCTGCGGCTCCTGCCCAAAGCCGCCCCAGCCACCGAAGGCGCCGGGGTCCTGCGACTCCATCCCCCCTCCGCCGCCCTGCTGCCCAGCTTGCATCGCCTGCTGTGACACGTATTGCTGCCAGGTCGGGTTGAGGATCATCTCCCCGCCCTCTTCCTTCGACAGCGCGGGGAGGTTGCGGGCGGCCCGGGCCTCGTTCACCTTCAGGTAGCCGGACTGCTCCTTGATGATCAGCTCCACCTCGGACTGCTCCGACTCCGCGTCGAGCCCGACGAAGGCAAACTCGTAATCGGAGTCGATCGGCCAGATGATCTCCTCGTTGAGCACCTGCGCGGTCCAGGTCAACAGCGGCTTCAGGCCCTTGTCCTTGCCGGCCTCGACCTTCTCCCGCTGCCCGCCCTGGCCGCCCATCGAGCTGGTCTGCCCCTGATTGCCGAACTGGAAGCCGATCTCCTCCGGGGCAATCTGCACGATCGCGCACATCACTTTCAGCAGCCAATCCATGAACTTGGACCATTCCATGTCCAGGTTCGACTTCTGGATGTCGATCCACTTCACGTCCGACTTCTCGTCCGGCATGTTGAGGATCGGGGTGCGCCAGGCGTTCTGTGCACCCGTGATCATGGCCGTCCAGAGGCGCCGAAACGCGGTCAGCTGCCCCGCGGGTACCAGGCCGTGCACGGTCAGCACGCCCTTCGCGGTCGTGCCGTTGGCGAAGTACCTGGCGTTGTGCTCAAAGCTGTTGAGCAGCGCGGTCACGACCCCCACGCTCATCTCCAGCTCGGACAGGCCGTAGCCCCAGCTCCGGATGTCGGTCCGCGGGTTGCGGATCACGAAGGCCAGGTCGAGCGGTGAGAAGTCCGCGGCCACGGTGCCGTTGATCACCTGCGCGTAGCGGATCGGCTCGCGGCGCTCGTTGAAGTAGTGCAGATCCTGCCGAGCTGGTCTCATGGTCTTCGCGTCCGTGGCCCGCCAGGCCACGATCCTGCCTGCCCGATCTCGTTGCTTCTCGAAGGTCAGCTGATCGTAGATCAGGCTGTCCCGGATGACCTTGCGTAGGAAGGTGACGAAGCCATCGCGGGTCTGCCCGGTCTCCGGGTCGTAACGCGGGGTGTATCCGCAGTTGATCACCACCTGCTCGAGGTAACGCGCCCGGCTGTCCTCTTCCGGGGTCTCGCCCTCGTTGGCCTGTGTGCCATTCGGCTGCGACTGGAGCCGCGGGTTGTTCTTGCCACCCGACCGCTTGCGGATGATGAAGCCCGGCCCGTGCTTGTCCTCTTGCGGCTGCCCGTAATAGAGCATCTGATTCAGTCGGGTCTGCAAGTAAGCGGTGAATGGCGGCACCCGGTAGGCGAGGGCCTCGAGCATCTCCCAGGTCAGCAGGCTGGGCCGCTCCCGCCAGCCACCGAAGCTGGCGATCGGCTCGAAGGGGTCCTCCTGCAGTGCGCGCCAGGTGCGATCCCAATTCGCCCCGAGGGCCTTCGCCAGCTCCCCGCGGGGGCGCTCGAGCTCTCGGACCGTAGCCTCGATCAGCGGCTGCTCGCCCATCTCCTCGGCCAGGTGGGTGTAGAGCTCGGGGGTGAGCCCGAGCAGCTGCGACCGCGCCTTGAGCAGGGTGGAGCGCTTCTGCTCCGCGTGCTTCTGCACGCCGAGATCGTAGGCCGAGACGAAGGCCTCTCGGAGCCCGGTTGCCCCCTGGCCCGCCCCGACGATCAGGTCCCCGAGCCCCTTCCCAGCCCTGGCTGCCAGACCAGCCAGCCGCGATCCCAGCGCGATCATGATCAGGCCTTCTTCTGCTTCAGCCAGCTGGTGTCGAACTGCTCCCGGTGGTCGTAAGGGCAATCCGCGTCGCCCTTCTCGATCAGCTTGGCCAGCCGCTCGCCCGTCTCACAGGGCAGGCTGCGCGCCAGCACACCCGCGTCCAGGGTCTCGGTCGTGCTCCGTACCAGCGGGGGGAACTTCCCCGGCCCGGGCGCGTCCTCGTTGTCCTCGTCGGGCCCCTTGTCCGGCCCCTGGGGCATCGGAGGGCCTGGAGGCGCGGCCGGCTTCGGAGGCACCGCAACCGGCGCCGAGGGGGCCGGGGTGCTGCCGGGCGGAGTCGGCGCGGGGGCACCAGGTCGGGGGGTCGGGGGCGGGGGGCCCGCCGGCCCGGGCGCGGGGGGCTGGCTCGGCTCGCCCTTGCGCAGCTCTTCCGGGATCGGCACCGGGTCCACGTCCAGGCTCTTGCAGAGGTCTTCGAAGGGGCTGTAGGTCTCCATCTCATCTCCTGTCAGGCTCTTGCCCATGCGACCAGTGTACCACTGATGTGCCTCGTGCAAGGCATGATGCTGCTCGTCATTGAGCTTGCCGAAGGCGTCGCCGAGCAACAGGGACTTCTCGACGGGTTCGTCCGACTTGGTCATGTCCGCTTCCTTGGGGTCGAAGGTGCCTTGGTTGTCCGCGGCCTTGATCTGCGTCGGCTCGAAGGCGATCCAAACGCGGTGCAGCAGCTCGCGCCCGGAAGCCTTCCCGCCAATGTGCGTGATCCCGTCGTAGCCCAGTTGCCTGAGCAGCTCGGTGGTACCCGCTTTGTTTCCTGTGGGGCTCGGATCGTCTCCAGCATACTTAGCCAACCGACGGTAATTGACTTTGCCGTAAGGGTTTGAAATGTCGGCTTCTATCTCGGAAAAATTCCTGCCTACATTTTCCAACAGCACTTCTGGGTGCTCGCGAAAATACTTGTAGGTAGGTTGCATCTCCGGGTCGGTGTAAGTATGGTTTTTTGCCATACCCTTGGCGTAAGCAGCTATGTCTGGGCCCTTCGTGCCCACAGCTGGCGGCATGGATTTCATCATAGTATGCAGCGCCTGATCCTGCAGTTTCGGGACCAACGCTATCCCTGCGGCCCATGCGACCTTCCAATCTCGTGCGGTCAAATCACGTACGTATTGCGCGTCAGCAGGGTCTGCCCACGATCCCGTATTGATCAGTGTATGCAACGTCCTATCACGCCCCGGCCTCGAGGGTGGCAGCGCGTCTATGTCAATCTCGGTGTGATCCACATCGAACGGGTTTCGGATGTTGAGATAGACCGAGTAAACCTGACGCTTAGGCACCTTGATCCCGTGCTTCTCCGCAACACTTGGGTAACGATTGATGTGATCCAAGATAGACGTGAGCGACGCCCAATGTTTCTCGTTCTTGAGATCGTACTTGGGTATATATTTGGTACCTGTAAACACCTCGTCCAGGAAGGCCTGAACGTTCTCTTGCGTGGCTCCTTCGAGATCCGTGACGTATCGCGGCCGCCCCTTCTTCGTGTAGCTCTCTGCCGCTGCCGGGTCTTCGGTGAAATAAAACCCAGGCCCGTACAGGCTATCCTTGGCGAACTTCTTGGGGTCGAACGCGGTGAAGCCCCCACGAGAGGTGCCGTGGTACGCAGTAACCGGGCCCGAGGGGCCCACCACCACCGAGGCACCCTGCTGCTTCGCCGCGTTGATTGCCGCCTTCCGCCCACCCAAGTGCAGCTGCCAGGTGAGCTTGGGCTCCCCGGTGACCTTGTCCCGCACCTTCGAGATCTTGGCCAGCACCTTAGGGTCCGTGCTCTCCCAGTCGCCGAACCACGATTTGAAGGACTTGGCACGAATCCCATTCGCCTTCCAGTCAGCCGTAGCGGCCGCGATCGCCTCCGCCCGGGCCAGCTTGGCCTTCAACTCGGCCTGCTCGGCTTCCTGCGCTGCGCTGTTCTTGCGGGCGTGCTCCTGGCGCTTCCTGGCCTGGTCCCGCTCCTGTACGACCCGCTGAGGGCGATCCGCCAACAGGTCGAGCTGGGTCCCTGCAGGGCCGCTCCGACGACGCGGGGCCGCCTTGCGCGGCTTGAGCTCAAGCCGGGGCTGGTCCCCCAGGTCGAGCGCCTGCTGCGCGACAGGCTTCCACTCCCCGTTGGCTTCCTTGCGCATCTTGACGCCGTCCCACTCGTGGACGGTGCCCGGCGGGTAGCCGTGAGGCCCGAGGCCCTTCTCGCGGGGCAGACTCTTCTTGAGCTTGCGCATCTTCGGCTCCACCGCTTCCTCTCCGTGGTCCTCATCCACGAGGGCCCAGGTCTCCGCGCCTGTCGGGTAGTCGTCCATGAACCGGACCCACTGGTACCCACGGTCGAGCATAGACTGCCGGGCCTTGTCGCTGGCTGTCAGCACCCACGAGTTGCTGGCCCCGCCCCCATGCCCCTCTGCAATCTCCTCCAGCCACCTGGGCATCCCCTCCCGCACGTCCAGGACCTTCCTGGGGTCCACGTCGGGCTCCACCCTGTAGAGATTGGCCCCACCAAACCCGGGGTTTCTGCCATCCAGGTAGGCCTCGGCCACGGCACGATCCGGGGAGAAGCTGGTCGTCCCCGCGGTGTTCACCTCGGGGTGGGTGGCCGCGCGGTAGAGCTTGACCTTCCAGGTCCCGTCAGCCTGCTTCTGTGCCTGCTCTCCGTGAGCCCAGGTGTGAATGGTCCCAGGGGCTGCACCCGCCTTGGCCAGCCTGGCACAGTCCTTGCACGACACCTTGGTGTCCTCACCTCGCCCCTCCGCAACCGCCACCGAGTGGCATCTTGGGCACGTGTTCCGGTGGTGCGTGGCACGATTGATCCCGTACTTCTCGCGCAGATCCGGCCGGCGCTCGAAGAGCCTGTCCAGCCGGCGCCGCATCTCCTCGTCACTGGTCTTCCGCGCGGAGATCATGCCACCTGCTCCTGCTGCTCCTGCGCGGTCTCCGCCTGGGTCTTGACCCCCTTGGCCTTGAGCTTCTTGGTCGTCTCCACATTCCGCCGGATCAGCTTCTTCGACCGAGCTGCAGCCTCGATCCGGTCGAGGTGCTCCTTGAAGGGGTGGTCGGTCTGATAGCCGAAGGCCTGCTTCATGGCCTGGTTGGCTCGCTCCTCGTCGGTCGGGCCGTCGTCGAACATGCCCCCCGCGGAGCTCGGCTGCGCAGCGATCCGAGCGAACTCTCGGAACTTCGGGCCCGCGCTCTTGCCCCCGAGGATCGCCAGGGTGACCGACTGCGCGAGCGGGTCGTGCCAGATCGGGTTGGTGTCCGCGGTCTCCTTGCCCTTCTTGTCCACGAGGCTGTCCTGCTGCGCGGCGTCGAGCGGGTTGGTGATGCCCGCCCGCTTCATCGCGGCCAGGTGCCCCGCGGCCCGATGCAGCGCGGGAACCAGATCAAAGGCCTTGTTGCTGCGCCCCGCGGCCAGGATGGTCGGCAGATTCTGATTGAACTGGTTGCGCGTCTCCTGACCCATGTCCTCGAGATCGGCCACGTTGTCGATCACGCTGCCCAGCAGAGCCTTGCTCACGAACAGGCGGCCCTCCTCGTTGAGCCGCGTGGGGTCGCCCTTGACCGTGTACCGGTCCTGGTTGACGTCGTCGATCAGGCCGTCCTTGCGCATGGCCTTGACCACCTCGGCCGACCTGGAGCTCGTCAGGAAGTCGTTGAAGGTCTCGTCGATGTCCTTTCCCTCTGCGTTCTTCCCGAGGCGGTCGAGCGCCTGGTAGGTGAACGAATCGGTACCGTCCGACTTCGGCTGCAGCAGCTTGCCCTTGGCGACCATCTCCTCACGCGGGTTCATCTCCCGGGTGAAGCTCTGGTTGTACTTGCGGACGAGCTCGACCCGCCCTTCCTTGGTGCCCGGATCTTCCACCTCGCGCACGAGCACCGGATGCTTGATCCGGTCCACGTCTGCCGCGGAGAAGCCGAATTGCTTGGCCCGGGCCCGCAAGGTGTCCGTGTACTTCTTCTCGGATTCCGGGTGGAAGCCATAGACCAGATCCAGGGTCATGGTCCGGCTGTTGCCGCCCGGCACCACCCCGTTCGGGAACATGATCGGCGCACCGTTGGCCGCGTCGGGGTTGGTATTGATCAGGAAGTCCGGCTCGAGGCCCTTGGCGTTCCGCTCGACCTTGCGCTGCTGCTCCTCGTTGCTGTGGTAGGTCCGCTCCTGCACGCCCTCGGGGTACGCGGGGTTCTCCTTGAAGCGCTCTCGCGGCAGGTGGCTGGCGATCAGATCTTCCACCGGCACAAGCCGATAGCGGATCTCCTGCTTGCGAGGCTTGCCGCTCGGGTCCGATACGAACATGACCGCGGTGTCGCCCGCGATCCCAAGCCCGCCGTCTTTCTTCCCACCGACGTCCGCACCTTCGGCCCGGGTCCGTGCCTCCTCGAGCTGGCGCATCTGGCCGACCACCGCGGCCTGGTGCTCCTTGGGCAGGGACGCGAGCGCCTGGCGCACCTTCCCGCCCTCGCTGGCCTGGTGAGCCTCCACCTCGGCCTTGGTGCGGGCGCGGTACATGGCCGCTTCCTTGGCGCCGATCCAACCCTGCTTCTCGGCTTGCTCCACGAGCCGGGCCACGCGCTGCGGCTGGGTTGCCCCACCGCCGCCCTCGCTCAGCACCTTGATCGCAGACAGGATCTCCGCCCGCTTGCCTGTCTTCTGCTGCTGATGGGCGCTCGCGTGCTGCGCGTTCACCTCCTTGGCGAAGTCCTCATGGGAAACTTTGCGGTGGGTCCCGGTCGCGGTGTGCTTGACGAACACGCCCGAGTCGTCCGAGCTGAGCACGTGCCAGTGGCCGGCCTGCCCCTCGTGTGCGGCCGCGTAGCGGCTCCCCTCGACGATCCGGTCGTGCTGCACGATCCCTTGGCCGGGCACCTTGTACCAGTAGCGCCAACGGGGCTTGTCCTTGCCGGTGGGCAGACGACGCAAATACTTATGCGGCTGGCTTTTCAGCAGAGCGTTCGGTATAAAATAAAAACGCCCCGAGGAGTTGGCGCTCCCCGAGGCTGAACATGATGCCCTGAACAGGAGACCACCATGCCCAGACCCATTCTTGCCCAACTCACGCCCGCTGTCGAAGCCAAATTCACCACCCGCTTCCAAAAGGGACTTCCCGATGACTGCTGGCTGTGGGACCGCCCCGTCCGGTCTGGTTACGGGTATTTCTATTTTCCGAAGAACCCCGTTCCCGTGCAAGCCCACAGAGTTGCCTGGGTCGCGGCACACCGGCAGGAAATCCCGGCCGGGTTGGTGGTCTGCCACCGATGCGACGTACGCGACTGTGTGAACCCCGCCCACCTTTTCCTGGGCACTCCTGGGGACAATGTTCGGGACTGCTGGGCCAAAGGACGAGGAGTACCTCCCAGCGGCTGCTTCGGCAACGCTGTCTGGAACTCCAAACTCACCGAGGATCTCGTGCGCGCTATGCGCGCGGAGTACACCCCGAGAAGAGGGGAGTACGCGCGACTTTCCAAGAAGTACGGGGTGAACCGGCATAATGCACGGGCTGTCATCCTCCGTCACGTCTGGGCCTATATCTGAGTAGCGCTCGACGAGACAGAGCTCCGCGCCGGCCGCGGCGGTCAAGCTCTTCTCGAGCCGGGCGCGAGGCGAATGGGATTCGCTTTGCATCTTCTTCCTCGGGACGGTGATCAGACGCATCGAAGGGGCCTCCTGCGGCTGCAACTCGGGCAGCAACCACGGGCTCAGCGAGATCCAGGTATCCGACTCATGGTCGTCAGCCAGATCTCGATGACGAAGCCACCGATAGCCGTGGTCGTAGACTCGCTCCAACCTCCCCCGTTGGTGGAGCTCCTCGTGGATCGGCTCGTCCGGATCTACATCCAACCACTCGGGGGGCTCCCTTCGGGTCAGATCAAGCACCTCGCGCGGGTCCACGCGCACCTTGACCTGGTACAAGTGCTGGCCGCCGAACCTGCCTGGACGGTCCCGCCGGTAGATCTCCGCGGCTTCTCGATCCGGGGTGAAACATGCGTTGTCCGCGTCGATCTTGGCCTTGGCCGCAGCTCGGTACAGCACCACCTCCCGAGCACCCTCCGTACGTAGATCCTGCGCCCTAGCCTCGCGATCCGCCTCCTGATCTTCTGACCGTTCCGCGTGCTCCGCGGGCACCCACGTCCCATCCGGCTGCTTGCGCATACGGCCGCCGCCCCAATCCCGGATCGTTCCGGGTGGGAAGCCATGCGCGCCGAGGCCGGTAGGACGGGCCATCAGCACTCTCCATCCGGGTCGTGGATCTCGTAGTCCTCGCGCTCGTGGTCGGGATCCGGCTGGGTCTTCTGATGCCAGCGGTAACGCGCGCTCCACTCTTGATCTTCAAGCGCCTTCTGCAGAAACTCCTCATCCCCCATATCATCGAACCGGTGGAGCGCCTCCTCGTCGGGGAACTCGTCGCCGAGACAGGAAGCGGCCTCGGGGCCGTAACCCATTGCTTTGAGGCTCTTTTTCATCCTCCACCAGTAAGGGCCCAGGTGTCTGTAATACCACGGGTCCTGCTGCAGCACCTGCACGATGCTCGCCGCGACCGTTCCGGGCAGCTGGTACATGGGCTCACACCTCCCGCTGGATCACGATAGCACACGTGCGGCTCGACTTCGACAGGCTCGGCACGCCCCCCAAGCTCTTCTGCCAATCCTCATTCGAGACCTCGGAGATCACATCTCGCACGCGCAGCCCAGGATGCTGAGCCTCGAGCCAGGTGCGGAGCTCGCCAACCTTCTCGACCGCGCGGTTGTTCTCCTCCATGATCTTGGTGAAGAACTGCTCCTGCGCGGCTGGGGTCTTTCCTTTTTGCATTAGCCAGTTGAGGTACTTAGGGTTGTTGTTGAAGTAGCAACCTGCAGCCTCGAGCTTCTTCGTCATGTGCCCTGAGCCGCGGCTCCCCCCGTCGAACTTCAGCGTCCAGAAGGTGCCGCTGGCCGACTGGCGCGAGTAGATCGTGGCTTCCTTGCCGTAGTCGCCCACGTTGACCAGATCCCGAGTCAGCCCAAGCTCCTTGGCCTTGCCCGCGAACGAGCTGCCCAGCTTCTGCAGCGTAAGTCTACGCGCGGCCGCCTCAGCCGCGGCCTTGGCTATACCCTCCTGCCGGATGCGCTCCGCCTCTGCTGCCTGTCGCTCACGCGCGCCCCTCGAGGCCTCGACTGCAGCCTCGAACTTGGCGAGATCCTCGTCGGAGATCCGCGCGAGCAGATCAGTCACAGGCACGTCCCGCTCGTTCTCGTACGACGGAATGCCGGACCGCTCGGTCACCGTCCAGGGGTTGATCGGCTTCACCTCCACCGTGCCGGAGCGCTCGGTCATCACCATCGAGTTGATCTTCACCGGCACCTGGTACGGCTGCTTGTTCTTGTCGAGGTAGGTGGCCTCGAACTCGGGGAGGGTCACGCCGGGCAGCTCGTACCCCAAGGCCGTGTAGCTGGTCACCGCGTTGAACCGCTGCAGCTTTGCGACCGCGACCTTGTTGGCCTTGACCACCTGCAGCGCGGTCGCGACCGCGGGGTCTGCGGAGACGTCGTCGCGCAGGATCCAGCTCGCGGACGCCCGCAGCCCACCGTCGATTGCCTTCGCGACCGTCTCGGGAGAGACCCGCGCTCGGAACTCAGCGAATGGGATTCGCCCTTGGGTCATGGCCGTCTGCTGTGCGGTCTCCCACACGCCCTTGTTGTAACCCTCCGAGTACGGCGAGCCGGTCCCCTTGGCCTCCGCCTCCCTCCAGCGCAAGAACTCGGGCAGCGGCATGTCCGCGATGCTCTTCGGCACCGGACCGTTGAAGCCCTCAGCCCCGGGCAAGCCGCTCTCCCGAGAGAGCCGCCCGACGTCGTACGACGTGAGGGCCTGCGAGATCCGATGGTCCCAGCTGCGTTGGCCCTTGGCGATGCCCTCAACCCACTCGTCCCGGTAGCGCAACGTGTCACGGATGTCCTGGTCCGAGCCTACCCAGAACTCCACCTGCCCCGCGCCCTTCTTGGCCAGCCGCTGGATCTCCGCCTCGGGCAGCTTGACCAGATCCCGCGGCGCCCCCTCGCCCTCCTTGGTCCAGACGACGTGCTCCCGCTCGGTCTTCTTCGGGTCGATCTTCTTGGCCAGGATGACCCGGCGCAGCGTGGCTTGGATGGCCGCGGCGTTCTCGCTCTTGATGTCCCGAGGCAAACTCTGCGCCTCGGTGGGCGACTTGAGCTGCTCGAGCCCCATCTCGATGGCCTTCTCGGGGCCACGCAGCGCGGGCTTGGCCAGGTCCAGGTAGCCAGGCGGCAAGTCGTACTCACGGAAGTCCCCGCGCAGCTCCAGCGGATTGCCGTAGTCGTGCCCGCGCACCTTGCCAGAACCGTCCGCGTTCACGGTCACCTGGGTCACGCGGAAGTAGTAGGTGCGGCCGCTGTCGTTGCCGCGGCTGTACTGGAGGTTCATCCCCTCCTTGACCACCAGGCCGGTCGCCTTGACCACCAGGGCGGGGCCGGCCAAGGCCTCGTCGGTCAGCTCGTCCTTGTGCGGGAAGTAGGGGTTGGCCGCCAGGGCCCGCTTGAGCTGCTCGATCGTATCCTTGCGCGCCTTGACCACCGTCGGGTCCCGCTTGCCGGGCGCGGCCTGCAGGCTCTGGTACATGCTCCGCAGGTTGAAGTAGACCTGCATGGCCTTCTCATACTTCTTGTCCGCGGCCTCGGCCTCGCTCTTCCGCTTGCTCGCCTCGAGCTCCTCCACAGCCTTCTCCGGGTCCGCGCTCGAGTAGACGAACAGCTGATCCCGGGTGAAGCCCTGCACCTCGGCGGGCACCTCGATCTCGTCCGAGGTGCCGTTCCACAGGTGATGGAGCCAATCGCCCTTGCCCCCGATGCTCGACAGCTTGTAGCCGTCGAAGCTGCCCTTCCCCATGTAGGTGTGCACGCCGACGGTGCTGTTCGGGTTGCCCTGCCGCACGGTGCGCCCGTTGCGCTGGATCATCGAGCCCGGATCCCAGGGGATGTCCGCGTGGTGCAGGTCGCTGCCCCTCTTCTGCAGGTTCACGCCCTCGCCCATCGTGGCCGTGTTGCCAATGACCACATCGATCTCACCCATCTGGAAGGCCTTGGCGACGGCCTGGCGCTCCAGGATGGACGGCGCGTCCTTGGCGTTGATGATCCCGATTCGCTCGTCCGGCACACCCGCGGCGATCAGCATGTCCTTGATGCGGTGCTGGGTGCGGGTCAGGTCGCAGAAGACCACCTGCCCAAACGGCTTGTGCTCGGCCTTGCCGCTGTCCAGCTTGGTCGTGATGTTCTCGACCAGTCGCTCGAGCTTGGGGCTGCGCAGGTCCTGGGGGGGTGGGGCCTCTGCCGCCTCGGGCATGGTCTTCGGGTTGACATAGTCGGCCAGCAAGGTCGGGTCGTAGGCCGGGTCGAGACTCACCACCTGCATGGCGTGCAGGATCTTCAGGATGTGATCCGTCTCGAGCTTGTCCGAGTCGTCGAGCGCGGCCATGATGCCCGCGGCGCCCTCCCGAGGTGTGCCGCTGTCCCCCTGCTCCCCCGGCTCCGCGTCTGCCTCCTCGGTACCCTTGACCTCGCCGCGGCTCTTGGTCCGGCCCTCCAGCATGTCGTTGAGGCGTTGCCGGAGCAGGGCCATGGTGGCCTTCTGGTTGTCGGTGAGCTCGACCGCGTGGGCCTGGTTCTGCTCCGCGGGCACCTGCAGCCCGACCGTCTTGGCGTCCCGGATCAGCATGTACTGTGAGGTAATCTCTCTCAACTCCCGTAGGTTCTGAAATCCGACGAAGCAGTCTGCTTCTTGGGCCTCACCTCTGGCATTGATGATGGTCCTGGGCTCCACACGGCCATACCTGTCAAGGAAACCTTCTAGTGTGTCAACCCCGCGCTGCGCAAGGGCTTGCGGCGCAATGTGCTGCAGGAAGGTATACACCTCCAATGCCGAGTTTTTCACTGGAGTAGCCGTGGCGAGCACCACGCCCTTGCCGGGGTGCAACTCCTCGAAAACCCGACACTTCAGGTGCATGTCTGCGCTACGCTTGGCGCGTGCCCCGGAGCCGAGGTACTTGACCGCGCTGTACTTGCCCTTCGGGACAAACAGGTTTTTGTACGCGTGGGCCTCGTCGAAGTAGATCCCATCCACGTTGAGATCCTCGAACAGGGGGGATCCGAGCTTCTTGCGCTCCGCGTCCTCCTCGGCCCACTTGGCCTTGAGCCGCTCCTTCTTCTTGGCCTTGTTCTCCTCGGAGGGGGCACCCTTCTTCTTCTTGCCCTTGCCCTTGCCGTCTGGCGAATCGGATTCGCCCTCCTTGACCTTGACCTCTTCTTCTTTCTTCTCTGCGCCGTAGGCGACGTCGGCCTCCGCATACTTCTCCCAGAGTTTTTCCTTGGTCTCAGGGGACACGGGCAGGCCCGCGTAGGCCTCGCGGGAGCAGAGGATGTAGTCGTAGTCGTTGAGAGACGCGTCGGCCCAGGCCTTGGCCTTGTCCTCTGCGGTCATGCCCTCCGCGTAGGTCTTGCCTTTCCTCTTGCCGGCCTTGCCCACCACGGTCTTCTCGCCGATCAGCAGGATCTTCGCATCCGGCTGGACCGCACGGATCTCCTCTTTCCAGTTCTCGAGCAGGGCCTTGGGCACGCAGACGATCGGCTTGAACTTGCCGCCGGTCTGCACGGCCTTGTGACGGGCGTGCGCGATGGCCGCGATGATCTCGAGGGTCTTGCCCACCCCGGTGTTGTCGCACAGCGCCTTACCCCCCGGGGTCTCTTCAACCCATCGAGAGGCCTGGTATTGGTGGCCACGCGGGGTCTTGCCCTCCGCGGTGCCGCCGTTCTGGGGCGAATGGTTCCAATGGTCGAGTGGTAGGGCGTCCTGGCTGGTGGGGGGCTGCCGGAAGCCGTGGAAGCGGAGGTTGTACTCGGCCTCCACCTGATCCTTCCAGTTCGAGCCTGCGGCCATCAGGACCCACCGCTTGTAATCGTCGTCGATCCCTTCGATCAGGGTCTGCTGATTGTCGCCCAGCCGATCCCGATTCAGGTAGTTGACGATCGCCTTGGCCAGGGGGCCGCGGCCGGCCTCGCTCTTCCAGAAGGGGTCGTCTGACTCGGTGATCGGGCGGGTGCCATCCGAGATCACATAGCGACCGCCGGTGTACTCGAGCCCGTAGTTCAGCAGGGTCTTGTTGCGGACGAACGCGGTCAAGATCTCGTGGGGGATCCAACGGTCCTTGATCCCGAAGGGAACCATCTCGATCGGGGTGGCAATACGGGCCTCGTCCAGCTGCTTGAGCCCCTCCTCGAGCTTGCCCACCACCTCGTCGTAATGGTTGGTCACCCGCAGCTTGTCGAGCACCGCGGGGCTCGCGGACGCGGACAGCAGGAGCGCCCGAGCTCTTTGCACATCGCCCGAGGCGTCCTTGAGGATAGCGAGCACCCGGGCGTAGGCCGCCCGCCGCTCGTAGATGTAGCCGGACAGGAAATGGGCGCGGTCGAGCCAGGTGCCGTCCTCCGAGGGGAAGTACTCGGGGCTCTTGCGCAGGAAGGCTTCCACCTGCTCCGGGTCGTTGGTGCCGAGCATACCCGCGGCCTGGATCAGGTCCACCTGGCCGTTGCAAGCCCGGGCCACGTGCGCGCAGGCCACCGCGGGGTCGGTCGTCTGCTCGATGCGAATCCCATTCGCCTGGGGCGCGTCCACCTGGCGCAGGAGCAGATCGCACACCTCTCCGTCTGGCTTGACCGAGGCCGCGAACAGGGCTGCGGTCCTCTGGTTGGAGATCCGGCTGTACGTGCCCTTGCTCTCCGCGGGCCGGCCGTAGGTGCCTGAGAACGCGACCACCTGGGCGCGCAGCTTCTCCCGCGCCTCGTTGATCTTCGCGTTGTCCTCGCGGTCCCGGATCTTCGCCTGCAGGGACGCGACGCCCTCGCCGATGGCCTTGGCCGCGAGCACGGCTTCCCGCGCGGGCTCGCTCAGGTCCGCGAGCTCCTCCGCATCGTCCACGCGGCGCCAGCGCTGCTGGCCACCCTTGTCCTGGCGCAGCACGTACTCGTGGCCGTCGATCTCCTTGTGGGAGCCGATCGAGTCCGCGTACGGCCGCTTGGCGTTGGCCCAGGTCTGTGCAACGTCCACGACGCGCCGCACCGTGTCGATGTTGTCGGTAGGGTTGCGGTTCTCGTAGGTGGCTCGCCAGCTGTGCGCGTCGTGCCAGGAGAACGGCTCGGCACTGCCGGCCGGGTGCCCCTGCTGCCGCAGCCCCTCGAGCAGCTCGGGAGTAAAGGCGCCCTCCACGTTCGTGTAGCCCCGAAACTGCTTGTCCTCTTCCACCTTGCCGAGGATGCGCGTGGGATTCGCTGTGAAGTAGTTGCCCTCGATGAAGCTGCTCTGATCGGGCAGACGCGTGTGCTTGCGAAGCTCCTCGTCCATCTTCGGGATCGCGGCCACCATGCCCGCAGGAAGGCGCCGGAAGAAGACCACGTCGGGGGTGACGTTGTCGGTCCCGCTGTGCTTGAAGGTGCTGTTGGGGAGGCGCCAGGCACCGAGCAAGATGGCCTTGTTGGCGATCCGCTCTCGGAAGGCCTGCTGCTCTGCGGTTGAGCCTGTCATCACGCTGGCCGGCAGCACCATGGCCACGATCCCACCGTCCCGCACCTTGTCCAGCGCGGTGTCGAGACCGTACTGCTCGCCGGTCATGCCCGCCTTGGCCGGGTCGAGCGCCGTGTGTGCGCCGCGGGAGCCGAACGGTGGGTTGCCGATGACCAGGTCAGGCTGGCGAAGGTCGAGCATCGCGTGGCGCTCGAAGCTGTCCGAGGTGACCTCGTGCTTGGGGTGCAGGGCCCGATTGATGTCCGCACTCTCCGGGTTGATCTCGCAGGCGATCATCTTGCAGCCGGCTGGCGCGTGCTCCTGGAAGACCCCGGTGCCCGCGCTGGGCTCGAGGGCCAGCTTGATCTTGTCGCCGCCGCCGAGGAGCTTCTCGCACGCTTCCCACATGGCCGCGGCGAGTTCGGGGGGCGTGTAGTACTCGTTGAGCATGCCGAAGCACTGCTCCCCGGTTCCACCTGCGCCGCTGTAGCTGGCCACCATCTCCCGCTCGTCTGCGGTGAGCTGCCGCCCCTCCTTGAGGGCCTGCCGGGCCAGCGCGAGGGCCTCGTCGTTCTTCTGCCGCCGCGTCGCCGGGCCCCAGCCCGCGCGCCCGCCGAACGGCTTGACGACGCGCGAGCGAATGGGATTCGTTTTTCCCTGCTGCCTCTCGATCTCCTGCGCGAGGCGCGTATCGAGGCGCACAACCTCGGGGGCCGGCTCGGGGCGTGGCTCGAGCGGGGTCCCCTCGGCCTTGGCCTTGACCAGCTCCTCGGGTGGGGCCTTCGGGGCCTCGGGCAGCTTCAGATCATCGGGGGAGGAGACAGGGGGCTCGAGCAGCCCGAGCAGCCCGAGCAGCCCGGGTACCGGCTTCTCCCGCTTCCTTGGCCGGCCCTGCGCGGCCTTCTCGGTCTCCTGGCGAACCCGTTTCGCCTCGGGCTGCGCGGGCGCGTGTGCGGGGCTGGGGTCGAAGTTGTCGAACATGCCCAGCTGAGGGATCGGCTGGTCGAAGATCAGCGACGGCGCGGCCACCGTCTCCTTGCCGGCCTTCACCTTCTCCGCGGGGTGGAAGATCGCGCCTGGCTTCGGACGCTTGACCTTGGTAGACGCGGAGACCACCTTCTCGGTGGGGGTCGTTCCGCTTCCCTCGGCACCGAACAGGTCGAACAGCCCCAGCTGGGGAGGGAGCACCTCCACGGG